GAACGAAGCGCTGGACACACGGGTCTATGCGCGGGCCGCCGCGTGGATCCTCGGCGCCGACCGCTTTGACGAACGGATGTGGCGTCAGTTGGAGAAACAGGCCGGCGTAGAAACGACTGTCAAAGCTCAGGGTACTGAGCCCGAGAAACCGAGCGAACCTCGGGCGGGGCGGATTGCTACGCCCCGGCGGCGCGGCTGGAAGATCAGCACGCCTAAATACATGGAATGACAAATGACCCTCGACGAGTTGAAGCTTCGCCACAGCACGCTGCTGTCCGCGCGCTACAGCGGTACACGCTCGGTCAGCTATGACGGCAAGACCGTGAATTACGGCACCGATGCCGAGCTCGCCGCAGCCATAGGCGACGTCGAACGGCGTATCGCCAAACTCGAACGCGGCGCTGGGCGCGTGCTCCGCCCCTTTGCCGTGAAGGATCTGTGATGAACTGGCGGCAGCGCTTAGGCGCCTTCATTGGCGGCTTCGATGCGGGACAGCACCACCGACGCCTGCGCGGGTTCCAGGCCACGCGCGCACATGTCAACGCGCTGATCGCGGCATCCGGGCCTGACATCACCGCCCGCGCGCGCTGGCTGGTGCGCAACAACGGTTATGCCGTGAATGCGGTCGAAAGCTGGGCGGCCAATACCGTGGGCGACGGCATCAAACCGATCTCGAAACTGGCCGATGCCGCCCGGAAAGAAGAGCTGCAGCGGCTTTGGCTCGCCTGGACCGATGAGGCGGATGCCGAGGGACTGACAGATTTCTACGGATTGCAGCGCCGCGCCGCGCGTGAGGTGTTCCTGGCAGGTGAAGTCTTTGTTCGGATCAGGCCGCGGCGGGTCGAGGATGGCCTCACGGTACCGCTCCAACTCCAGATGCTGCCCTCGGAAATGCTGCCGCTGCATGAAACCGGCGTGGCGCGCAACGGCAACGCGATCCGCCAGGGGATCGAGTTCGACCGGATCGGGCGGCGTGTGGCCTATCACTTCTTCCGTCGCCATCCGGGCGACAGCACCGATCCGGGTCTCTCGGGTGAGATTGTGCGCGTTCCCGCCTCGGAGGTGATCCACGTCATTGACCCAGTCGAGGGCGGACAACTGCGCGGTGTGTCGAAACTCGCCCCGGCGATCGTGAAGCTCTTCCTGCTCGATCAATATGACGATGCCGAACTCGACCGAAAAAAGGTCGCGGCGATGTATGCGATGTTCGTCACCTCGCCTGCCCCGGAGAACCCACTGGCGCCCTTGGACGACGAAGAGGTGCCGTCAGGCGTCGAGATCAGTCCGGGCCAGATCGTCCGGCTGGATCCAGGTGAGGATGTGACCGTGGGCCAACCAGCTGATAGCGGGGCAACCTATGAGCCGTTCCAGTACAGGACGCTGCTGCAGATCTCGGCAGCACTTGGCATCCCCTACCCCTACCTCGCCAATGACATGGTGAAGGGGAACTTCTCGAACTCGCGCCTTGCGCTGATCGAATTCCGCCGCCGCGTCTCGGCTTGGCAGCATTCGGTGATGGTCTATCAGCTCTGCCGCCCGGTCTACGCGCGCTGGCTTGATCTGGCGGTGCTGTCCGGCGCGCTACCCCTGCCCGGCTATGAAGCAGACCGCCCGCGCATGCTGGCCGCCGACTGGCTCCCCACGAAATGGGACTGGGTCGATCCGCTGAAAGACGCCAATGCCGAGATCGCCCAGATCGAGGCCGGGCTAAAATCCCGCACTCAAGCCATCGCCGAGCGCGGCTACGACGCCGAGCAGGTCGATCGTGAGATTGCCGCTGAACGGGACCGCGAGCGCGCGCTGGGCCTCGATTTCCGTCGGCCGGGATCGCCCGCGCAAGGCGTTCAGGCCGTACTGGCCGAGGGAGACCAACCAGAGACCGAGGATGAAGCCGATGACGCGGAAGATCTCCCGCGCGCTGATGAGGACAAACCCTGATGCTCCACGCACGAATTGCCGCGCGAGCCTTCAATACGCCGCTGCTGGTCGAACCGTCCAAGGCCATGGCGTTCCTGTCGGGGCTTGGGCCGCGCATCCTGGGACGGCAGGTCGAACTGGCTGATGGCGTCGACACACCAGAGGGCAAAACTGTTCTTCCTGCACGCGCCAGCATCTTAGGTGGAAACCTCACTGAACGCATGCAACACCATGGCGACGTTCCCTACCCGATCGTCGATGGGGTCGCCGTGATCGAGATTTCGGGTGTGCTGATTCATCGCGGATCCTGGATCGGACAATCCTCGGGCCAGACCAGTTATGAAGGGATCGCGGCGCAGATCGAGGCAGCGGCCAAGGATCCCAGCGTGCGCGGCCTTGCATTGGAAATCGACAGCTTTGGCGGTGAAGTGGCGGGTGTCTTTGACCTGGCAGATCAGATCCGCGCCGTCCGAGCTAACAAGCCAGTCTGGGCCTTCGTGGCAGAACACGCCTTTTCGGCAGGCTATGCTCTGGCTTCCCAGGCCGACCGCATCCTCCTGCCGCGCACCGGTGCCGTGGGCAGCATCGGCGTCGTGGTCATGCATGCCGACCTCAGCGGCCAATTGGATCAGGACGGGGTGCGTGTGACGCTGATCCACTCGGGTCAGCATAAGGTCGAAGGCAATCCCTATGAGCCGCTCCCCGAAGTAGTCCGCGATGACATCCAGCGCGAGATTGATGTGCTGCGGTTCCTCTTCGCCGAGACTGTCGCCGCTGGTCGGGCCGGTCGGCTGAGCCAGGAAGCGGCGCTGGTGACCGAGGCCGCGACCTATCGCGGGACGGATGCCGTCGCCGCAGGCCTCGCCGATGAAGTCACAGATCTGGCGCGCGGCTTTGCCGGCTTTCGCCAGATGCTGTCCAGCCCCCCACCACTTTCATCCTTCCGCGCGCGACGCGCATCCCTTCCTCAGCCCAAACAGGAGGCACTCATGGCCCAAGAGAACCAGCCCGACGACAGCCCGCAGGACACCGACGCTGATGTGACGGACACTGCAGAGGGCGAAACCAATGCCGCCATTGCGCCATCATCCACGTCAACCCAGGCCTCGGCAGCATCGCAGCCACCAGAGGCTGTTGCCCCAGCGCCCAGCAATCTCGCAGAGCTCTCGGCACAGTTGCGAGAGTCGGCAGCGGAGATCGCGGAAATCGCAGCGCAAGCAGGCCGGCTCGGCATCGCGATTGACGCGGCGAAGGCGCTCCGCCAGGGCACGGCCCCGGAGGCCCTGCGCAAGCTTGTCCTGCAGCGGGCCGCCGCAGCGGCAGATGCGCGCGACATCGTCGCGGCCCCACCTTCGCCCGTCCTGCCAAAATCCGCGGAAAGTCCGATTGTGGCGGCCGCAAAGAAGGCTGCTTCGGCGGGCACCAGGGGCTGAGCCGCTTTTCCTGATTTCTGCACCGCCCACCTGATCCCCCGCCGCTCCTCCCCGGCGGGGGATTTCTTTTTGACCCCCACATCTTCGGAGATTGCCCATGTCCGTGCTGACCCAACCGCCCACGATGGGCGACGTCCTAAAATACGAGCTGAACCACAACTTCACCCGCGAGACCGTCACGCTGCTGGCCGGCACCAGCTACGCCGTTGGCGCTGTTCTTGGTCGCATCACCGCCAGCGGCAAGATGAAGCTCAGCACCGCCACTGGTACCGACGGCGCGCAGAACGCGGCCGCTGTCCTGCTTTACGACGTGGACGCGACAGCGGCTGATACGACCGGCATCGTCGTCCTGCGCGGCCCCGCCATCGTCTCAAAAGCCGCGCTCGTGTTCGACGCCAGTGTTGATGACGCAGCCAAGAAGGCCGCCAAGCACGCCCAGCTGACAGCGATCGGCATCGTCCCACGCGACGCCGCCTGATCCGATTGATCGGCCCCTGATCCCACTCGCGCAGCTGCGCATCACCCCTTTCCCCGGAGTTCCCCATGACCATCACCCGCAACCCGTTTGACGCGGGCGGCTATTCGCTCGCCGAGATGACGCAGGCCATCAACATCCTGCCCAACCTCTACACCCGTCTCGGCCAGATCGGCCTCTTCCGCTTTGAAGGCGTCACCCAGCGTTCGATCGTGATCGAACAGCGCCAAGGCGTCTTGAGCCTGCTGCCCTCGGTCCCGCTAGGCGCGCCTGCCACTGTCGGCACGCGCGAGCAGCGCTCGATGCGCAGCTTCGCTCTCCCTTGGATCCCGCATGACGATGTGATCCTGCCCGCCGATATCCAGGGCATGCCCGCGCTGGGCCTGTCGGACGCAGCCGACCCGCTTGTCGAGGTGATGAACCGCAAGCTGACGTTGATGCGCCGCAAGCATGCCCAGACCCGCGAATACATGGAGATGAACGCGCTCCGCGGCATCGTGAAGGACGGCGCGGGCACCACACTCTACAACTACTTCACTGAGTTTGGCCTCGAGCAGATCTCGGTCGACTTCGTCTTTGGCAC